TTCTTTCTTTTGCTTCTTTTCTTTCTTTCTTATTTTTCTTTTCTTTTTTTTTCTTTATTTAATTTTTTTCTTGCAATTTAAAAAAATGTGTTTAACTTTGTAATGCGATAGGAAGCACAAAACAAATTTATTGAACCAAAATAACTAAGCCCCCTCTTCTCCATATCCTAACGCACCGAGGGGGTTTTTTAAAATTTATGATATGGAATATTTCAAAGTTGTATGCGTAAACGATAAAGCAAGGCCATCACAATATTTTGGTGATTGGATTGAAAAAGGTGAAATCTACACTGTTATTGATGCTAAACACTTAGCTAATCAAAGAATGAGCATTGGATATAAGCTAGAGGAAGTAGACATGCCCTCTGAATCCCCGTATCAATACTTTATGGCTAATAGGTTTAGACCTTACACAGATGAAGATGCTATGCTTGAATATGCATTAGAGGAATTACTTGAGGAATCTTATGAGGAGATATTATAATGGTTGAAATATTTCAAGAATTAGATAAGTTTAATAATATCATCTTCAATGAAGAAGCACATCTATATCATTACGATAATCAAATGTGTACTTCGGTTACATCAGTTATTGGGAGATATAAAGAGCCATTTGACACTTTAAAAATTGCTACTTCTTATGCAGTAAAAAGAGGACTTAGTGTTCTTGATGTTATAGCTGAATGGGATGAAAAGAAAAATTCAGCTTGCGATAAAGGAACTCATGTGCATAAATATGCTGAATTAAAATTTGCCTGTAAAGACTATAAGGTTGACTCGGAAGAATCGTCAGCAATATTGCATAAGTGTTTTGGAATAATTGATAATTTCTATAATGACTCTAAAGGTAAATTAATTCCTATTCGCTCTGAGCTTGTAGTAGGTGATAAGAATCGCAGGTTATGTGGGATGATAGATCAATTATTCTATAATGTAAAATCTAAGGAGTTTCAGATATGGGATTATAAAACCAATAAAGCCATAAATACAAAGAATGATTATAAGAAACGGATGCTTAATGAATTATGGCATTTAGAAGAGTGTGAGTTCAATACATATTCCTTACAATTAGGTCTTTACAAAAAAATTATCGAAGAGAATACTAATATTAAGATTGGAAGTTCATATATTTGTTGGGTAAATGAGGTAAATGACTCATATAAACCTATGAAGGTAGCTGATATGGATGTTGAAATAAATAAAATTTGGTCATCATTGGATGCATGAGCACATCATCTAAATACTCAAGTAATAAATTAAAGCAAGTCATTGACAATGGCACTCAGCATTTCGTATCTAAATCATTTATAACCGCAGCATTTGATTATGATTATTATATTACAGAGTATCATTTATATTGGTATAATGAAAACAAAGGAGTATTTGAAGACATGCATAGATACCAGCAAATGTCTTTCAAACAATTAAACAGCAAAGAAAAAAAATATTTTAAATTAATTCAAGAAGATTATAGTAAAACTATAGATAACAAGTATGGCTGTATATGGGAAAATAAAAAACTAGGATTTGATAAAACCCTAGTTCATATTAAGCAGTTAAAATTTGAATTCTAATTGATAATTTTTAGGATCTTCCCAGTCTTAGAATCTACTCTAGCTAATTTCATTCTAAAGTTTGTTTCCGCAGATTGAACATATCTTGTTACAATCTGTTTATCCATTGATTCTCCCTTTATGTTTTCTGGTTCATACTTAGCATGAGCCTGACCATTTATATAAGCAAAGGTTATAGCGAATATAGCATCATCATAATCATACCTGGTGTCTGCCGCCTGGTATCTTGTTTGCCTATGACTCGTAGTAGTTCTTAAATCTTTCTCTACAAATGTTTTTAATTGCTCCCATAGCCACGGAACATCAATATTTGAAGCATAAGCATCAATCATCTCCTCAGCTTTTGCAATAATTCGTGGGGCTGTATTCGCTTTATTAGAAATACCAAACCATTTACCACCATAAGTATGAAAATACTCAGGTAATTGTGTGTTAGCAGTAAATTTTGTTTTAAAACCATGTATCTCCTGGAAATCTACATGCATATCACCAATATTATTCTCAACTAACTCCTTAACACCACCTCTTCTTTGTTGATCATAGTATAAACTTTGCAATAATACCTGTAAGTAAGTGTATTTAAACTTCTTATCCCTATGAAAAACTACAGATGCTACTGAATTTGTAAGATTATCCCATATAGCACTACACATCATAGAGTGTCCAGTCTCAGAGTTAATAGGGTCAGTTCCCTGATACCATCTATTCTTCCATACCTCATGATCTTGTGGGTGATTAATAACAACAGATGATGTAGATACATCTTCTCTTCCAGTTGTTGGAACCCATCTAGCTCCAATGATACGATGATCAGTAATTAAATCTGGAGTCGGCTGAGAATAATCCATAACTGGTTCAAAATAACCATATTCTATTGGAACATCTCTACCATATATTTCATTTAGTCGTTGATTACAGATGTGTATCGACACAAGAGTTCTTGCTTTCCGTAAGAACATGTCATCAATTGTGATCGGGTAATGTTGGTGAAACTGCACTTTAGCCACTTCTCCTTTTTTAGTTCCTTCCAATGCCATGTATGCTTTACGTTCATTGTTGATGTGCTCATCATTGACACCTCTTCTTGCGTAGGCGTTAAAAAACAGTGGGATAATTCCATATTCATAATTTTTTTCTTTCCATTGTGATAGGCACATTTTAAATTCTGCCTCAAATACAGATCCTCCTTTATCCATTTCCCCTCCAGTTCCCCAGGCGATAAACTGCTGCTGCATGGTCATCTTTTTAGTTTCTGGATTGTACTTAAATAAAGCAGGTCTTCCCTCCCTCATCATCTCACCAAAGATTTCGAATAGACCTATCTCATCAATAAATACAGCTGATGGAGATCCACCATTAATGGCATCTATCTGTGGGCTATCTACCTGGAAGCGTGAAGCACCCCCGTCATCTCTACCTTTCTTGTCTCCTTTTTTATCAAAAGACATAACTTGATCTGTCCAGTTTTTTACTTCTTGAGCCAGGTAATCAGGAATCTTTGTGTATGTCCACTTTACCTTATCTCGAAATATCTCTATGCCCTTATCTTTTGAGTGGGTAACAAATTTTATAAAGTATGATTTGTTGAGGTTTACCCTTTTCATTCCAGCAAGACACATCGTAGTGGTAAAACCAATCTGCCGTGCCTTACCAATCATCATGGAATAACCACAATCAAATAGGAATAGTAATACCATCTGAGCATCCCACGCTTGATAACGTAGCATACCATGATCAGCTTTATCCTCCTTTATCCATCCGTATTTATTACAGAAATATAAAGTGTTATCATTACATCGTTGGATTTCAAGTGAAAGAAAATCATACTGTTCTTCTTCATTATCAAAGTCAGTAATTATTGTTTCATCTTCTAGCCATTGTCTGGCTTGTTCGCAATACAGCTCGAAGTTCCTATATTTAATCTTATTCTGCCAACCACTATTTATTGAATCTACCCAATCAACAAATTCTTTTGGGTATTCAAATTCTGCGTGGTTTGGTTTCCAGTCAGATGTTTTTACAGGCTTCGAAACTCTATCGTCTTTTTCTTTAAGACGCATAAGTCTATTTTTTCTTTATTGGTTTGGCTTTCTTTTTTTTAATTTCTTCAGCCGCAGCGTAAGCCTTCTTAATCAAGATCGGGTCTATACCAGATGTTTTATTAAGCATTATCTAGGATTTATTTTTGTGTCCTTTATTTTTCTCGAGACAATATTCCCAGCTTGATTGTATCTTTCTTTCTCCACACGCTTTCCTCCTTCAGGGAAATTGTAAACTTCTTTTACTTTTTTACCTCCTTTAGATTCAATACGTTTTCCTTGAACTTCTTTACCATCAAACTCAGAAGAGATAGTATATACATTTCTTCCTGTAGTTTTGTTATAGGCATTAGCCACTAATTCTTTTAATTTTTTAGGCTTATCCATTTTTTTTGTTTTTATACTTATTAATTAAGATTTTTTCTTTTTGAAACGAGAAAGAAACTCTTCTCTAGCTTCTGTTTTCTTAGACTCACCTTTTTCGTGTTTCATTTTATCTTTCTTAGAAGAGTACTTCTCTTCAGCTTTAGAGCCACCATATTCCATGATAGCTTTCTTAAGTGCCATTCCTTTTTTCATTAGTCGCAGTATTTTTTATCCTTCGTATTCTTATACATCAACTTAAAGGGAACCTTAGAAGTTGGCGCTTCATCTTTAAGTTCAGCAGCAGCAGGTGGTCGACCTTCTACCCTTCCCTTGTCTACATAGCTTCCATTCTTTTTAGGATTAGAAGCATAATACTTATCAGTTTTCATAATGTTTTTTTCAAAGATAATAAAATTATTCTTCATTGTATTTATACTCTACTTCCATATCTCCATTAACCCTAGGCATTCTATCATACTCCCTGGCACAGTAAAATACTTTCTTAATAGTTCCCTTGTAAAAATAAATAGGGTTAACCATATAGCTCCTCCTGTTCTTCTCCATACTGAACCTAATAATATCCTTTTCACATAACTCAGAAATACTCTTCATCACATAACGCATACTCATATCCGTCAACTGTTGAATATCCCGAAGACTATAATTCTTTAAAGCATTCCCGTAATTCATCTGCTTAACTAAAAACCTGAGCATCTTATTTGACGCAGGCTTTAAATCATCCATTAAATCCAAAGACTCAACAAAGGAAATCATATAACGCATCTTCTTACGCCTAAGTAAATTCTCAACCAACTCATTAACCTCAGCATTATACCCCTCAGCTATTCTCCTATACTCATCACCATCCTTGTAATATAAATCCAAGTTCTTCTTTCTCCTATTGATAACCCTGTCAGCCTCCAGTAAGATTAAATCAAATACAATGTTATTTTTTTCTCTCATCTATTATCTTCTCTACATTTAATTTTAACTTCTTTAAATGAGAAAGATTTATCTTATGCCTGCTGTGCTCATAAAAGATCATGCCATTCAACGCTCGACTAAATTCAATAATACTCATACTCCCCTTCATCTTATTACAATCCCCACAACACGGAACCTTATTGGAATTACTCAATATCCCTCCCCTGCTCTTAGGGAAAAGATGATCCAAAGTACGACTATAATCATCCAACTGCGTCTTACAATACGCACAGACAGATAAATCAATTCCTCCCTTACTAATCATAGCCACAAATATACTAAATAATCCTATACTTTGTTACCACCTCTATGCGTAAACAACTTGTAACCACTTTTAACCAACTGAAAAGCCTATAAACATTGACCTTTTACCCCCTATTCCTTATATTGTTTATCCCTATCCATCTTAAGTAGATAATCAATGATTAGATTAAGATCATAAGTAATGGTAGTTATGGAATAAATATCCATTCTTATTATTCGTATCGTAGCACACCATCCCCTATAGTACTACTATCCCTCCCCCTAATCCTAATAAACTAATTACTACACACCAACAATGCTAAATTCCCACCTGGAAATAATCTGTATTCACTAGGGACTTATACATGGTATCCTATCCCCTCCGATTTTGTAAAGGAAAAGTCAATTTAAACAATAGCTTTATGTGATATCACTTAACTATCTTTAAATCAGCTAATTAACTAGCGTTTATCAGCTTGTATCTACCTAATATATTGGTTCATATAATACTATCTAATATATTGATAATCAACTACTTATCTTTATCTATTACTCATTGGAAAGTATGCTATATTACAAATAGTTTACATATATATGCGTAAAGTATGAACATACTCATTTGAACTATCCTATTAATTGGCTGTTATTTATGGTATCAATATGTTGTTTAATTCATTGAAATTTACCTGTTTTTATGCTTATTTCAGACATTTCAGTAAAATAA